AAAGGTTCAAACATTAGAATTTTTTACATTAAACCAAATCAAAAGTTCTTAACTGACTTACAGAGAATGACTGATAGGGTTGTTTATAACATACTTCAAGAATATACAAGATCTAAAAAATTTGATTCAATGTATATTATAAATTATGAAGATGTTGCAAAGACTGTAGGCAAGATTCCAATAATTGGATATTATGATAAATTAAATACAGTAATTGTTGATACTATTCATATGATTAATTTTTTTGATCACAATGAATCAATAATTGGAAATGAAGTTGAATTTTTGCCAACCTATTGTATAAATTCAATAGGTATAATGAACGCTGATACTGGTGTTGAAAACATGTTTTTCAACCTTGACGAGTGTAGAGAGAAGAGATACTATTACTCCATAGACGAAAAACAACTAGAAACCGATGGTGATCTGTTTGATGCACTTTCAAATCAAATGGAAAGCAAATCGGAAGAGTTTGTAAAAAACAGTTTTGGAGTTTACTCTAATTCTTTTGGTAAGAATTATTGTTACTTGATTAAAAAATCACCACATATCCAGAGGTAATTATGAAGGCGTTTAAAGGAACCTTTCTTAAGAAAGATGGTTCGGAAAGAACAATGCAGTTTGTAAAAATTAAAGACTTGCCAACTGTATTCGTAGAGGGTAGGATTAAGGGAACAGGAAAGGTAAGAACCCTTTCTGATGGTTCCGAAACAGTTTATGATGTTGAGGCTAAGGAGTTCCGAATCTTCAATCATAAAACGCTAGTAGGAGAGATTGTTGAAATCGATCTTGACGAAAGCACGTTGAGTGGATAAGATAGAAACATGGCGGTTGAAGAGATTTGTTTAACCGTTCTTAACAACAAACTAAGGAGACAATAAAATGGCTATTGATATGAGCAAAATGAAGAATAAACTTGAGAAGCTTGCTAATAATGGTAAGGAGAGCAACAATTCTGTTAGATGGAAGATGGAAGAGGGACAACACTCTGTTCGTATCGTTCCAACGGAAGACGGCGATCCATTCAAGGAGCTTTTCTTCCATTACAAGGTAGGTGGAAAGACTGTTCTTTGTCCCAAAAAGAACTTCTCTGATGATTGTCCTGTGTGCAACTTCGCTTCACAGCTTTGGCGTGACGGTGTAGCAAACGAGGATAAGGCAAGCCAGAAGATGGCAAAAGAGCTATTCCCCAAGCAGCGTTTTATGTCTCCTGTTCTAGTTCGCGGAGAAGAGGCAAAAGGTGTACAGGTATGGGAATACGGTAAGCGTGCATATGAGACTATGATTGGTCTTGTTCTTAACCCAGAGTATGGTGACATTACTGATCCACAGGATGGTCTTGACCTTGTAATCGACTACACTAAGCCTCCTGCTGGTGCAAAAGATCAATTTCCAGAGACTAAGATTACTCCTCGCCGTAAGTCCTCACCACTTTGCGACCCATCTTATGGTGGAGCAGCAAAATGTAAGGAACTTCTCGATACTATCCCAGACTTTGGATCACTTTATCCACGCCAGAGCACACAAGAGGTTCAGAAGATCCTTGATGCTGCCCTTGCTTCCGATGAATCTGCTGAAACTGAGTCCCGTGAAATTGTAAAAGGTGGTAACAAGTCCAAAAAGTCTTCACCTGTTGATGAAGCCTTCGCAGGATTTACTGGAACAGACGACGACTAATCTGTTGACTAACTAACAAAACGGGTGTATCTTATGGGTACACCCGTTTTCATTTATCACAAAGGAACCAAATGGCTAAAAAAACTCAAACAACGACAAATGGTAAATTATCTATTGCACAAATGAGAGATGCAATTAATAAAAAAGCTGGAGTAGAAGTTTCTTTTGATCTTCTTGAACAAAATCCATCAGAAGTAACAGAATGGATTCCAACAGGTTCAGATGTACTAGACTCAATTATCTGTAGAGGCAAGAAAGCAGGAATTCCAGTTGGACGTATTACAGAACTTGCTGGTATTGAAGCCTCTGGTAAGTCTTATTTTGCTGCTCAGATTGCTGCTAATGCTCAAAAGATGGGAATGACTGTAGTTTACTTTGATTCAGAGTCTGCATTAGATCCTTCATTCCTTAGTAAAGCTGGTTGTAATGTAGGTGAAATTATTTATACTCAAGCAGTAAACATTGAGTTTGTACTTGAAACTATTGAACAACTTCTTGGAGAAGGTGATCACTTCTTATTTGTTCTTGACTCTTTTGCTTTTACTCCATCGCTTGCAGACCTTGAAGGAGATTTTAATCCTCAATCTTCAATGGCGGTAAAACCAAGAATTATGTCAAAAGGTCTTGCTAAACTTATTCAACCAATTGCAAATAAGAAAAGCTCATTCCTTGTTCTTAATCAGCTAAAACAAAACATTGTAATGGGTCCAACAGCACATACAGAAATGCTTGTAAATCCATTTATAACTCCTGGCGGTAAAGCACTATCTTATGCTTATTCGCTAAGAATTTGGCTTACTCCAAAAAAGAGCAAAGCAAGTTATGTTGTATCTCCAACAGGATTTAGAATTGGGTCAGAGACTAAATGTGTCCTAAAGAAATCTCGTTTTGGTACAGAAGGTAGAGAATGTTCGCTTAAACTCTTGTGGGGTGGAGAACGAGTAGAAGTTTCAGACCATGAAGCTTGGCTTGACATTATTTCTAAATCAGATAGAGCTTCAAGTGGTGCATGGTGGACAATTACTCTACTTGATGGATCAGAGAAGAGATTTAGGTCAGCAGACTTTCCTACAGAACTTCAGAATGAAAGTTTTAGAAATGCTGTACTAAGTATTGTAGAAGAAGAGCTTATTACTAAATTTGATAAGCAAACTGGTAATGCTTCAAATTACTACAACATAGAAAGCGAAGACTAATCTAACTAAAACAAACAGGCTCCGTGGGGTTGACTTCCTCACGGGGCTTTGTTACTATCTATGTGTTGGAGAGAAGAACATCATGGAGAGTCACCCGAGTAACAAGCTGTCTAAGAAGAAGCAGCGGTTTATTGAGCTTGCATCGCGTATCGCTATGCAGACTGAGTTTCGCGAGTATAAGCATGGAGCAGTTCTTGTTCGTGCTGGTGCTGTTGTGAATACGTCTTGTAATAAGAATAAGTATAAGGCATGGGCCAATCAGTTTCGTAAGAAGCAGCGTGGTCATGCTACTGTTCATGCTGAGATTGGTGCTATTCTTGGTCTTGACCGCTCTATTACTGAGGGTGCTACTATCTACGTTGTTCGTGTTGGTCGTGATGGATGCCTTCGTAACTCTAAGCCTTGTGCTATGTGTGAGGCAGCTATGCAGTATGTTGGTGTGAAGAAGGTTGTTTATTCTAACGAGAACGGCGATATTGAGTCTATGAGGATTTATAATGAGTAATAAATATTATGATAATTACAAGAATCCTTGGGATGAACAAGAAGAAGGTTGTTGGGTAATTCGTAAATCTAAAGGCTGTACTTCAATGAAGAAGGTGAGCCAAGAACAAGGAACTCAAGAACTTGAAGCATTTCATTATGCAATGGCTGTTTGTTACGATGTTATGATAAATGAAATTTCAAACACAATCAATAATGGCAAACCTTATTCTATTTCCGACATAGCCCTAAATACTATTGAAGCTATTGGAAAGGTTGTAAACGAAAGGAGGAAAGATGTGGGAATCTGAAATGTACGACAAGTATCCAAAAACTCTTAAGGGTTTTTCTTACTTTGAAATCAACGAAGGATGGAAGGGACTTGTTGAAGAAATCACTTCTAAAATTGAAGTTGTAAATAACAAGTATTCTCCATCAAGTTACGTTCGTGCTGCACAAGTTAAGCAGAAGTTCGGAGGTCTTAGATACTACATTAGTATTGAAGACGTTGAAGAACAAGATGTTAGACATATTTATGATATGATTGCAGAAGCAGAAAAAAGATCTTTTACTATCTGTGAGTATTGCGGTTCTCCAGCAAATACCTCTAGAGATAGACTTTATGTAGAGACACTATGCGATGAACACAGAACTTCAAGAAGGTGATTTAGTGTGGGTTAATAAGTATGCTAAGTCATACAGCTCAGAACTTATTATTCATCGTAAAGTAAAACAAATGTCATTACTAGAAGAATTTACCATTCTGGGTATTGTTGTTTCAGCATACCCCGATCTTTGTTACGTTTGGGTAATGCAGGATGACGAATACCACTATTTTTTTAAGGAGGATCTTAAATGCCAAGAATGATGATTGTTGATGCTAATAATCAGTATCTTCGTGCATACATTACTAATCCAACGCTTTCACCAAACGGTCAACCTGTAGGTGGTGTTGTTGGGTTTCTTAAAATTATGCAGAAGCTTTGTAATACAACAAACCCAGATCTTATTTTTGTTTGTTGGGATGGCGAAGGTGGATCCAAAAAACGTAAACTTATGAATTCAAATTATAAAGAGGGTCGTAATCCTCTTCGTTTGAATCGTGATGTTCGCAATCTTACAGAGAATGAAGAGATTTCTAATAGGATTTGGCAGCAAACTAGAGTTGCAGAATACTTTAATCAAATGCCAATAATCCAGCTTCTTTATCCAAACATTGAAGCAGATGATTTGATTTCGTATGTGGCAAATCATGAGCATTATAAGAAATGGCAAAAGGTAATTGTGTCTTCGGACAAAGATTTCATTCAACTTATTAATGATAAAACTGTTCTATATCGTCCTATTCAAGAAGAAATACTTAATGTAGCAAAAGTTGTTGAAAAGTATGGTGTTCATCCTAATAACTTTGCCCTAGCAAGAGCAATTACTGGTGATGATAGTGATAATCTAAAAGGCGTGCGTGGTGTTGGAATGGCTACAGTATCTAAAAAACTTCCAATGCTTACAGAAGACAAATCATATCTACCAAATGATGTTGTGGAGTTTTCCAAAGATAAGGAAGGAAAAGCATTTATAAGTATTGCCTCATCATTTGAGGCGATTAGAGATAACTATCGCATCATGCAACTTTCATCTCCTCAAATTTCTTATCAAGTTAAACAGCAGATAGACGAGGTAATTGAAGACTTTAAGCCAGAGCTAAACCAACTTGAATTTCGTAGAATGTCTATGCAAGATGGTTTTGGTGTTGTTGATTTTTCATCTTTGATGACTACATTCAAGAAGATTGTTGCCAATAAGACTACTTAGATGTATGAAGTACAATTTAATTTTAGAGAACTGGAAGAAATTTCTTACTGAAGAAGAAACTTTAGCCAAAACAGCCACAGAAGTAGAAAACTCAATTGAGAATAAACAAGAAGAAGAAGAACAAAAAATTAAAAGTGTTATTGCTGCAATAAAATCTAGTATTGGTACTGGTATTCAATCACAACAAGAAGTTATAAAAACTATACCAAACAAGCAAGCAATAAAAGATGCTTTAAAGAATGAAATAGATAGCTTAAGTCTTCAAGAGGCTATTGAAGAAGCTAAGAAAAGAAAAAGAGCTAAAGTTACTAAAAAGAAGAAATCTGGTGGAGATAGATGTACTAGAATAGCCAAACGTAAATATGATGTTTGGCCTTCTGCTTATGCTTCTGGTGCTGTTGTTAAGTGCCGTCAAGGAAAGATATGGAAAGGCATAAGCGAAAGCGCAACAGATAAAGAAATTGATGATGCTTTGCTTCTTGAAGAAATTGAACAAATTGAAATAATTGAAGAGAAGTGGACTGAAAAATACAAACGTTCTATTGATTGCAAAAATCCAAAAGGTTTTTCTCAAAAAGCTCATTGTCAAGGAAGAAAGAAAAATGAAGAACTTGAACTTGATGATGAATTAATTGAAGAAGCTAAAAAAAAAGCTTATAAGCCAAACTTCTCTAAAGAAAAAGAGCAAGGTCTTCATGGATGGTTTGCTCGAAATGACGGCAAAGGTTGGGTAAATTGTAGAACTGGTGGTCCTTGTGGTCGTGACTCTGCCGATGGTGGAGGTAAATACCCAGCTTGTAGACCAACCAAAGCACAATGTAAATCTGCTGGTAAAGGCCCATTAAGAAAAAAGAAATCTTCCAAACCAATTTCTTGGACTAAAAAGAAAAAGAAGGACTAATTAAGAACATGAGCGATAAACTTACATCATTTAAAGATTTTCAACTATTAACAGAAAATTTTAAGAACTTTATTGAAACTGAAGAAACCGAATATGACGATGCAGTATTAGATGACGGAACCCCTGTTTGTGCTGCTTGTCTTGAAGAACTACTTGAAAGTCAAAGAACTGTTATTCAAGAAGCAAAATATCAAGGTAGAACAGTAACTCTCAACAAGCCAATGAAAGGTGATGTAAAGAAATCAAAAGTTTTTGTTAAAGATCCAAAAACTGGTAACGTAAAGAAAGTTAACTTTGGCGATAAGAATATGAAGATTAAAAAGTCTAATCCAAAAAGACGCAAATCCTTCAGAGCACGCCATAATTGCGAAAACCCAGGACCAAAAACTAAAGCACGTTATTGGTCTTGCAAAGCTTGGTAGATCGTATTACTCTATAACTTCCCAAAAGGTGCAAAATGACTACAGCCTCTACAAACGAGAGGAGTGACTTTTCTCGTTTCGGAAAAAGCTTTCAAGAGAGTCTAGTACAACTTATCCTTATGGATCGTCCTTTCTGTGACCAGATCCGTGAGGTATTTTCTATTGAATTTCTTGAGCTAAAGTATCTCCAAGCATTCGTGCAGATTGTATTTAGCTACAAAGATAAGTACAAAATTCATCCTACATTTGACATTATGACTACACTTATTAGGTCTGGTCTTGATGATCAAAACGAAACCGTTCAAAAACAGGTTCGTGATTTCTTTGCTCGTATGCAAGATGCAGAACCAGATGGTGCTCAATTCATTAAAGAAACTTCTCTTGATTTTTGTAAGAAGCAGAAACTAAAAGAAGCAATGTTGAAGTCTGTTAAACTTCTTCAGTCTGCTTCTTTTGATGAAATCTCTAAGACAATTAATGAAGCACTAAAGCTTGGTACAACTTCTGATTTTGGTTACGATTATCTTGTAGATTTTGAGAAGCGTTTTCAAATTAAATCTCGTAATCCAGTTAGTGTTGGATGGGCTGAGGTTGACAGTATTTGTAAGGGTGGTCTTGGTACTGGTGAACTTGGAGTTGTTATTGCTCCTACTGGTGCTGGTAAATCAATGGTACTTGTACATCTTGGAACTGAAGCACTAAAGGCTGGAAAGACTGTAGTTCATTACACACTTGAGCTTGCAGATTCTGTTGTTGCTTCGCGTTATGATAGTTGTCTTACTGGCATTGAGTTGAAAGATTTGTTTACTTTTAAGGAACAGATTTTTCAATCAGTACAAGATTTGGCTGGTAAACTTATTGTAAAGGAGTATCCAACCAAGTCTGCATCTACTAATACTCTTAAATTGCATCTTGAAAAACTAAAGATTAAGGGTATCAAACCAGATATGATTATCGTAGACTACGGTGATCTTCTTCGACCTATTTCTAATCAGAAAGAGAAGAGACAGGAACTTGAAACTATTTATGAAGAGTTGCGAGGACTAGCACAAGAGTATACTTGCCCTGTTTGGACGGCATCACAAACTAATCGCTCTGGTCTAAATGCAGAAGTAATTACGATGGAATCAATCTCAGAGGCATTCAATAAATGCTTTGTTGCTGATTTTATTTTTTCTGTTTCTAGAACGGTTGAGGATAAAGCTTCAAACTCTGGTAGAATCTTTGTAGCTAAAAACCGTAATGGCCCAGACGGTCTTGTCTATCCAATCTTTATGGATACAAGTAATGTTAAGATTAAAGTTTTGCCCTCGACAGGAGAGACACCATCGGACATAATGGTTAGAACTTCTAAAGAGCAAGAAGATAATCTAAAGAAGAAATACTCAAAATATAAAAAGAAAAAAACGGAGGATGGTGATGTATAGTAGAGAGGAAGTTAATAAATCAAGTTTAGAATATTTTGGCGGTGATGAACTAGCTGCAAACGTATTTACTACAAAATATGCTCTTAAAAGCAAAAGCGGTGAATATCTAGAGACAACCCCAGATGAGATGCATAAGCGAATTGCAAAAGAGTTTGCTCGTATTGAATCTAAGTTTGGAGGAGAAAGTGTTCTAGACTTTGAAACAATTTATAATGATATTAAAGATTTCAAATACATAGTACCACAAGGTTCGCCTATGTATGGAATTGGTAATAATGAAACAATCGCATCTTTGTCAAATTGTGTAGTTGTTGCTTCACCAGAGGACTCAGTTTCATCAATTGTTGATTCTGGTAAACATCTTGCAAACCTTTTCAAACGTCGTTGTGGTGTTGGTTTAGATATTTCTAATCTACGCCCAGAAGGAATGACTGTAAATAACTCAGCAGGTACTACAACTGGTGCTTGGTCGTTTGCTGATTTTTATTCATATGTCTGTCGTATGATTGGTCAGAATGGTCGTCGTGGTGCGCTTATGATTTCTCTTGATGTAAGACACCCAGATGTTGAAAAATTTGTTACAATGAAACATGACTTAACAAAGGTTACAGGTGCAAATGTCTCAATCCGAATCTCAGACGATTTTATGGAAGCTGTGGAGCAAGATCAAGATTTTACTCTTAAATTTCCTGTTGATTCCAACAATCCTACTTACTCTAAAACTGTTAGAGCCAGAGATTTATGGAAAAGTGTCGTTGATTCTGCGACAAAAACGGCAGAGCCAGGACTCCTAATGTGGGGAAACATTGAGAAATACCTACCAGCACAAAGTTATGCAGAAAAAGGATTCAAAACACTTACAACTAATCCTTGCGGCGAAATTCCTCTTTCTGCCTATGACTCTTGCCGTTTGATCTCAGTGAATCTCAAATCATTTGTAGTTAATCCATTTGAATCAAATTCATACTTCCATTTTGAAAAATTTGAAAGTGTTGTAAAACGTGCAATGCGTCTTTCTGACGATCTTGTAGAACTTGAAGTTGAGAAGCTTACAAAAATTATTGGTGCTTGTGATAGCCAAGACGAAAAAGAGCTTTGGACTAATCTTCTAAGAGCTTGTACTGATGGTCGTCGTACAGGTCTTGGTACTCACGGTCTTGCTGATGCGCTTGCTTGTCTTGGTATGCCATACGATTCAGCAGATGCACTTGTTACAATTGATAAAATTTATAATACTCTTAAAGAAAGTGCTTATACAGAATCAGTTTGGCTTGCAAGAGAGCGTGGATCATTCCCAGTATTTGATTGGGAACTTGAAAAAGATAATGGCTTTATCAAATCACTGTCATCTTCACTTCAAAATGCTATTAAGTCATTTGGACGCAGAAACATTAGCATCTTAACAAATGCTCCAACTGGTTCTGTTTCAATTATGTCACAAACTTCATCTGGTCTTGAGCCTGTATTCCGCAACTTCTATATTCGCCGTCGTAAACTTTCTCACAATGAGCAAGATCAAATGGCAGCTTTTGTAGATGCTATGGGAGATAAATGGACTGAATACAAAGTTTATCATCAAAATGTTCAAGAATACTTAAAGCGTTTTGAAACCGAAGAAGTTCCTACTTTCTTTACAGAATCAGATAAAATTGATTGGAAACGTCGTGTTGAAATTCAAGGTGTAATTCAAAAACACATTGATCATTCAATTTCCTCTACAATCAATCTTCCAAAAGGTACAGAACCAGAAGTAGTTTCTGAGCTTTACCGTCTTGGCTGGAAACTTGGTCTTAAGGGTATTACTGTTTATGTTGATGGTTCCCGCGATGGTGTTCTTATTACAGAAACCAAGAAGGAAACTTTTCCACAACATAATGCTCCAAAACGCCCAACAACTCTTGAAACTGACATTCACAACCTTACAATTAAGGGAGAAAAATGGACTATTCTTGTTGGACTAATGGATGGAAAACCTTACGAGATTCTTGGTGGAGCAAACAAAATTGTTGATCTTCCAAAGAACGCAAAGAAAGGACAACTTGTAAAAGTATCAACTGGTAAGAATCAAGCTAGATACGATTTGATTGTTGATGATTTAACTGTCAAGGATATATCTAAAGTATTTGATAATCCAAATTATTCTGCATTTACAAGACTTCTTTCACTATCTTTA